CATTAATCCCGACACTTAGTCGGGATTTTTTATTTTATAACTATTTATTGAAAATATCGCGACACTATATTTATATTATATGGCAGAAGGAAAAACATATGGGGTTAATTTCCCTTTTAGAGATTCTTTAAAAGGTAATTATCTTTCTTTATCACAAACCACTGATGAAGAGATAAGAAGTAGTTTAATTCATTTATTACTAACGAGAAAAGGTACGAGATATTATTTACCTGATTTTGGAACAAGATTATATGAATATATTTTTGAACCTATGGATGCTCCTACATTTTCTGATATTGAATCTGAAGTAAGAGATTCGGTGGCAGAATATATTCCTGGTATTACTATTACAAAAATTAGTGTTACCGCGGCATCGGATGGTGAAGAGGATAAAGGAACTTATGTACAGGGTGATGAAAGAGTTTACCGAGTACCTGGTATTAGTGAAAAAGAACACACTGCTAAAATTAAAATAGATTATATCATTACGGATTCCGCGTTTAATCAGAGTGATTTCGTAATTATTAATATTTAATGATATATGGCAAATAAAAAAATATCGTATACTACGAGGGACTTTCAGTCAATAAGAACTGAATTAATTAATTTTACCCGAACATATTATCCTGAACTAGTTGATAATTTTAATGATGCGTCAGTATTTTCCGCATTATTAGATTTAAATGCTGCGGTAAGTGATAACCTACAATTTAATATTGATAGAAGTATACAGGAAACTGTATTACAATATGCTCAACAAAGGTCATCAATTTTTAACATAGCAAGAACCTACGGATTAAAAGTACCAGGTCAAAGACCTTCAGTTGCGTTGGTTGACTTTGCAATAACAGTTCCCGCATTTGGGGATAAAGAAGATTTGAGATATTGTGGTATCCTTAGACGAGGTTCACAAGTTAATGGTGCAGGACAAGTATTTGAAACTGTCTATGATATTGATTTTTCATCCGCCATTAATGCTGACGGATACCCAAACAGATTAAAAATACCAAACTTTGATTCCAATAATAAATTACTTAATTATACAATTGTAAAAAGAGAAACCGTAGTTAATGGTATTACTAAAGTTTTTAAAAGAGTGGTAACTGCTAATGATGTTAAACCATTCTTTGAAATGTTTTTACCTGAGAAAAATGTTTTAGGTGTTACAAGTGTTTTATTAAAAGATGGTACTCAGTATGCGAATATGCCATCATCTCAAGAATTTTTAGGTCTTGACAATAGATGGTATGAGGTCAAAGCGTTGGCTGAGGATAGAGTTTTCATTGAAGACCCGACTAAGGTATCTGACCAACCTGGTATTAAGGTGGGTAAGTATGTTGTTACAAGTGATAAATTTATTACCGAATACACACCTGAAGGTTTCATGAAATTAACTTTTGGTGGTGGTAGTCAATCCGCTGATGAACAATTAAGAGAATTTGCAAGAAATGGTTACAAATTAGATTTGTATAAATACTCAAATAATTTAGCCTTGGGTAGTACATTAAAGGCGAACACAACCATGTTCATCCAATATAGAATTGGTGGGGGAACAGGAAGTAATTTAGGTGTTAATGTTATTACACAAATTGGTACGGTTTCTTTCTTTGTTAACGGACCTTCAGATTCAATTAATACAAGTGTTGTTAATTCATTAAGTTGTAACAATGTGACCGCTGCGATTGGTGGAGCGGCATCACCAACAACTGAAGAGGTGAGAAACTTGGTAGCATTTAACTTCTCAGCTCAAAACAGAGCGGTTACTGTGAATGATTATGATTCGTTAATTAGAACAATGCCGTCACAATTCGGTGCACCTGCAAAGGTTGCGATAACTGAGGAGAATAACAAAATTAAGATTAAGATGTTGTCTTTTGATGACTCAGGAAAATTGACAGAAATAGTTTCAGACACTTTAAAAAATAATGTCGCAAACTACCTATCCAATTATAGAATGATTAATGATTATATCTCAGTTGAAACTGCAAGTGTTATTGATTTGGCAATGAATATTGACGTTGTATTAGACAATAGTCAAACACAAGGAGCGATAATTTCTCAAATTGTAAACATCGTTACAAATTATTTTGACCCTGCAAATAGACAAATGGGTGAGAATGTTTATGTCTCAGAAATTAGAAGATTAATCCAAGCCGAAAATGGAGTTATCTCGGTATCGGGAATTCAGGTATTTAATAAAGTTGGAGGACAATATTCGTCATCTCAAACATCACAAGCTTACTTAGATAGTACAACAAGAGAAATTCAATTAATTGATGAAACAATCTACGCTGAACCTAGTCAGACATACCAAGTTAGATTCCCAAACAAGGACATCAACGTTAGAGTTAAGAATCTATCTACAGTTAATTTCTCCTGATAATTTATTTTAATAATTTATGGTTTATCTTTTTGAAAATGGTATATAAACTATTTATCAAAAAAGATTTAAATGTCAAATTCATATAGAATAAGAACTCAAGTAGGTGTAGATAAATCAATTAAAGTATTAATTGACCAAGAATTTGAATATCTTGAAATTTTATCACTTAAAGTACTACAGAGTCAAATTTACACAAGACAATGTTCAGATTATGGTGTTATTATTGGTAGAGTTACTGCAAATGATGGTTTTGGTATTCCTAACGCCAAAGTTTCAGTATTTATCCCATTAACTGATGAGGATTCAAATAACCCAATAATTTCTGACTTATACCCGTACAAAACTTTATCGGAATTAAATGAGGATGGATATAGATATAATTTATTACCGTATGTCCAATCATATAGTGAACATATCCCAACAGGGACTTTCTTTACTAAGAATGATGTTTTAGTTGACCCAACATTAATTGAGGTTTACGACAAATATTTTAAGTACACCGCTAAAACTAATGATAGTGGTGATTACATGATATTTGGAGTTCCCACAGGTCCTCAAACAATTCACATTGATGTTGATTTATCGGATATTGGTGAGTTCTCATTATCACCACAAGATTTAGTTAGAATGGGTGTTGCAACTCCTAATCAAGTTGCGGGAACTAAGTTTAAATCATCAACCAATTTAAATGAATTACCTCAGATTATATCAATAAATAGAGTTATTGAAGTTGAGCCATTATGGGGACAACCCGAAGTTTGTAATTTAGGTATTACAAGAACAGATTTTGATTTAACGGGTGAAGTCAACATTACGATTACTCCGACATCCATTTTTATGGGTTCCATATTCTCATCTAATGATGACCAATTCCAAAAAAGAAATTGTAAACCAAAACTAAAACAAGGTAAACTTTGTAATTTGGTTGCGGGGCCAGGTGAAATATTAGCGATTAGACAAACGATTCAACAGGACTCTGCGGGCCAGCCCATATTGGAAACCGTTGATTTGGAAAGTGGTGGACAGGTTATTGATGAAAACGGGACATGGTTGATTGACGTACCAATGAATTTGGATTATGTCATTACTAATGAGTTTGGAGAAAGAATTTTTTCTAACGACCCAACAAAAGGAATCCCAACAAAGGCAAAATATCGTTTTAAAGTTAAATGGAATCAATCACCATCATTAAGTGAATCTGTTAAACGAGGGTATTTTTTAGTACCTAATGTTAGAGAATATGGTTGGGTGTCAAGTAATGTTGACCCACTTAAACAAATTCCATCAAGTCCTCAATATCAAGAAGCTATTAAATCTTATTCGTTTAGTTTAGATTGGAATGATTACGCTGATGTACAATCAGCGATTAATTGTGAAGATACTTTTTATGAAATGAAGTATAATAAAGTTTATACTGTGTCCCAAATGATTGACCAATATAGACGAGGGTATTTACCAAACCGTATGATTACGGTAAAAGATATTTTGGATGAGTCATGTGAAAGTGAGAACGTAAAATTCCCAACAAATGACTCAATCATTAGATTTGATATCATTTATTTATTGTTTGTTATGATGATGTTCATATTCAAACCTGTAATCTACCTGTTACTTATTGTGGTACACATATTAGCATTTTTCTTAATGTTGATTGGTCCAATATTAGCGGTGATTGTTGGAATTGTGATGGAGATTGTTTTTGTAATATGTAATTTTATTAATGGAATTATTTGGGCAATAAATTTAATCCCTGGCGTAGATATTGATGGGTTAGATTGTCCATCACAACAAGATATTAAAGAAGCGGTTAATAGTTGTTTAACATTATATAAAAAATTTACTCATTTAAATTTACCTAATTTATCTTACCCTGATTGTGAATTATGTTCATGTAAAGAAGGTGAATTAGTTGAAGATACGACATCAACTGACCCGAGTACTTCAGGACTTTATGAGGGGTTAGCCGACTCAGGAATTAATAGTGTATTATCTCGATATCAAGTATCGAACAACTACAACATTCCTGGAGCCTCTTATCCAGGAAATTTCCAAGGGATTATTGCGGGAGGTAATATTAATACCTCATCACCAACCGCAACAAGTAGAGCACCCCAAATGAGTACATATGGTGATGATGGTGGTGGTAACAGACATCTATTCACCTCAAGTTTAACTTTAGCGGAAAGAATAAACTTATTTAATAATAAAGCGAAATATTTTGATGATTTAGGAGGAACTAATCCTGGCGGCGGACAAAATAGAATTAAAGTCACATTTGATACTGATTTAAACGCATCAACAACAACCTACCATTACGATAACATTGTAATGATTTCATGTCAACCAAGTCAATTACCTAACTTCCAATCAGGTCAAATAGTTTCATTTCAAGATGTGTCATTAAGTGGTGATAAAAATTTAACAGGGTATACTTTAACTAATCAGTTTGGAACTAATGGTATTACGGGAACCTCAATCAATGATTCAGGTAATATTACGATTAGTTATGCTAATCCTGCAACACCAACAGGACTACCCGTCCAAACAACAGTATATAATATTACTCAAAACCCTGATGATGCGAGTTATGCAAAATTTGCAATGGACGTTGAATACTTCCAAGTAATTACCGCAATGACATATAATACTTTCTCAGGGTTAACAAACGCTGCGGGAAGTGATTTGAGTTTAAACAAACGTTATTTGAATAATGACATGACGTTTACATATGTTAGTTCAGATAACTGTGTGGCACAGTTAACACCTATGGTTATTCCTATGAACCCATTAGAATTATATACCGATGGGGCGTCGCAGGTTTTAGTGTTCTTAGTTAGAGGTGTTGACCCATACTCAACAAGGAAAAATAATTCATATGATTTTAGTAGAATTTTCGGTTACTCAACATGGAATCAACCAGGGTTAACTGTTACAGGTAGTTTTAAATTAAATCACCCTATAAAAGGAGGTTTAAGTTCGGTAAAACATAATATGACAAGTAATATCACGTCAATTGATTTGACAACTTCCGAATATCTTTATTACGAATCATTTCACTTCCAACCTGAAACAAATCCATCAAATGCGGGATTCTCATCATTTACATCTAATTTACCATCATATTATTCGGCGTTAGATTCTACAACATTTGGGTTCACACCTACAGGTGGGGTTGGTATGTCAATTGCTTGTGACAATGGGATTTATAACGTGGCATCAGTTAAAACACAATCATCAAACCCATTAACAAGTGTTTCTCAGAACGGATTCACTATTGAATGGGATGGTTCATTACCATTGTTAGGGTGTGGACCTAATAACTTATATTTTACATGGTCAACCAATTCATACCCATCAAATAATAGAGGGTACTTTGAAAGGGAGATTGTTGAAGGGGGTTCAGTAATGTTACAAAGGGTACAATTAACACCTGGAGGAACTATATATAATACCTCATATTATTACGCACCAAGATACCCAAGTACTACGGTATATAGTTACAGTAGTTTAGGGACTAATAACCGTCAGATTATTATGAGGTCGGATAGATTACCATTATCAACGAGTGTCCAAGAGACGGCATATAATAGTTTTGCATTACAAAATAACTCAATGTTTGCGGCGTATTTAATTAGTGATGACGGAACATCCTTAAATGTTGGTGGTACGGATTCTAACTCACCATCACTTGCTGAGGGAGGAGAATCACAGGAAGAAGGTTTACCTTCATTTACCCCAAATGTATTGGCTAGTTTTAGTTGTGGACAAATGGTTCCATTAAGTTGTTACTACGATAGTTCAGGAGAAATTGCTATTGAAAATGTTGGTAATAATTGTTATGAAAACGGAGTTACGGGTAGTAAAATTATGGAAAATGGTTGTTATGTTACGGTAACCGCAATATTCCTTTCATTACCTAAAGATTTACAGTTGTTAACTGAATGGACATCAAGACTACAAATTACCTTTGGTGCTTGTAGAGATGTGTGGTCACATATTTTTACAAATAATTGGATTAACGGTGCATTATACGCTTTTTCATTTAAAAATGATAGGTTCTTTAATAGTCAAAATGTTCCATCAAGTTATTATTGTAAAGATACTATTATATTACACCCGACAACGAATAATTTCTATTATAGAAGTAGTCCTTGGAACGGTTCAGGATTTATTGGGGCAAATGCTCCAAATGGAGTTTTTGGACCTGATGGAGGTAATGATAAAAACCTTAAATTCCCGACAACAATAATGGATTTAGGACCGAGAAGTCAGTATTTACAAGAGATTGTTATGTCCGATGATTACGATGGATATGTGGTTAATAAATTAAATTCGACAACTTTTACTGATGTGTCAGAAATTTTAAATTTATTAATAATTAGTAGATTAACAAATACAAGTTTCTTGGGTCAGTTACTTGGTACTGGAGGGGCTAATATATTATCGTACTTCAATCAGAGAGGAAAACGATTTGTTGATGCGGATTATGCTCAGATGTTATCCATTAGTTCTGAATTAGGTGTAGCGGACTTTGAACCTGATAATTATCCACCAATAGTAGGTGCTCAAGACCCGATTTACTTTAATGGTGCGGGTAGTTCTGACGGAGTATTCGGAATTTTCTTTTCTTCAGATACCCAAGTTAGGGATTATATAACCCCTAAAAGAACAATAATTGATGGTACGGCAACGGTTACCAACCCATGTGGATTCAATTATTTCAGTGTATTTACACAAGAAGTTCCTTTTTATCAATGGGAAGTTAAAACAGGTGACCCTGATAGTATCTTCGGTTCCCAAAGTAATGATTGGTATACAACACCAATAAGTGGTGGTAATTTCTTTACTCACAAATATCAAACAATGGATAGATTAGATATCAATTCAAGATATTTTAGAACTAACGGAAGTACTGAAACTAAAGACTTTAAAGGTTATATTTATTCAGTTGATGGCTCAGGTAATTACAACCCTAATCCATCATCTCAAAATCCGAATAATCCATTACCGAGAACAATAACCGTAGGGGCACCATTCCATTTTTACTTTGGTTTGAAAAAAGGTAAAACCGCATTTGACAGATTTGCGGCTAAATGGATATCATTTGAAACAATTACAGATTAATATGGGGAATAGACAAGATACAAGAGTTATATTAGGTTCGTTAAGGTATAAATCGGCCCCTGACACAACATTGTTGTTTGAGGTTCCATTAATACAAACAACAAAAGAAAACGTTGAGTTTGATAGAAGTATTGATGTTGACTTAGAGCAAGTTTTTAATGATGAAAGACAAAACTCTGACATTATTAGACCAACTTGTAAGTTTTCCTTACTATTTGAAAATGCGTATTCAGGATTCACCAATTACCCACCATTTGAGAATAATCTATATTATTTAAATGCTGAAGCGTCAGCTATTGCGTCATGTGGGTTACCTAATCCGTTATCTGTTTCTTGGACAGGATTACCACAATATAATGAATTTGATTTTATTAGAACGGATTACAATGTTCCTGGTTACACTCAAGCACCAAACCAACATTTAAATTTTGTACCTAAAAGTGCGTCAAGTTATAATTGGAATTTTTATATGAGTTACGCGTATGAAAACGATTATACAAAACCTATGACCGCAACGGATAAAAAAACAAATACAGTTTTAAATTGGATAGTTGGTGATGGAATACCGTTTATTATTGAAAATACGGTATATAATGGAATAAATACCGTTTCATTTAGATGTCCTGTTAAACACGGGATGTCGGTTGGGGATTCTGTTAAATTGAGTATTAATTACAATGGAGAGGACATCTTCCAAATAGATTCGTTAGGTAATGGTGCGTTTGATAGTGACCTTTATGTTTTTAATCTTATTAACGTTGGGTATTTAGGAACGACATTTAATAACGGTACTACAGGAACTGCCAAACGAATAATCATTAGAGATAATGTTGATGATACTATTTCCACATATTATGTTAGACGAAATAAGATATTAACTAATTCTGATAACGCGATATTAGTTAAAGCGGGATTTGAACAAAATATCTTTGGAGAAAAGAAAAAATATGAAAGTAGTGGGTATACCCCAACACAAACTGCAAGAGTCTCAATCAAAGAAGGTTCCCAATCTTATACCCTTTCTTTCAATAAAGATATATTAGTCAATCCTATCCGAGATAATCAAAAAAGACCAATTACTGAATTATATTTTACGGTTGTTTATAAAGGTTATTTTGGATGGATGTTTGGAATTCCTAATAGTTCAGGTGGGTATTATGGTTTAAAACAAGGTTACGATTTTAACTTACCATTAAATTCATTAGGTCAACCTAGTAGTTGGTGGAGTAATTCAAACTCCAACTCAGATGCTAATTTATCTGTTAGTACTTATAGTACTTCAGAAAGTGTTGGTTATGGACCAGGCGGAGGACCAATCACATTTACATATATCGAATCATTAAAGGAAGGTGAAATAATTGACGGTGATTATTGTGAGTGGAACGACTACGACCAAAAAGAAAGAGTTATATCAAACTTATTTCATAAATTACGATACAACCCATTTTCATTTAGAATTGGGACAACCCCATCAAACCAACTTGGGTATTATTATCAACCTCATCATGTTTTAACAACAAGAGTATTTTCAGATTATATTGAAAATGGGAATCCTGTTAATGTAGTGGGAATACCTGATTATGCTCATTTCTCAACAACACAGAATTTATTTATATGGAGAGATTTATATCCATATGGTTTTATTGATAGTACAGGATTAGGGGTTAATTACCCATTTTTAAATGGTACTCATTACCCATTTAAAAATATTATTTTCAGAATAATCCCTGAAGGAACTAATTATAAAGAACAGACCATAATCGCAGAACCAATATCAGATAATTGTGAGTAATAAATTTTTATTTACCGTACCAAAAGGGAACAAAACGATTGATTTACCAATAGAAATTAAATGGGATTTTTATGGTAGGGATGATAGTATTGAACTTTATGAGGAAGAAGTATTAGTGGATATCATCGGGGTCCCGAAAGACTTTGAAATTTTAAGATTTAGTCACGATTCTTATAGACCTTATGAAAAAACTGCAATACATTATAATTTTTATTTCTATAGTGGGGTATCAACTAATGTTAGTGCGTCAACACCAACCGATTGGGTGAATAGTTATTTAGCCGAAGGATTCCAAGCTGATGAGGTATATTATTATACTAAACCATTTACAAAGTCATTTTTTAAACTTGATTTTTACGATACTAAAGACGCTCAAAGTCAGACAAATTATTTTACAATAATAATACCTGTACAACAAGGTGATACTGAAAACGTGAGTATTTCACCATTAACTCCTAATGTTGATATCAGAAAACCTTCATATACTTTAGATTTTGTTGGTGACAAGGAAGGGTTTTTCATTTATTGGTTAAAGAACGAATTATTCCTTAACATTGATACTTTTTATATGACCTCTAAATTTTTTGATGGAAGATTAGGTGTTTTTGTCAAGATGATGAATGAACCACAATCATCGTTACCTGATAAATTTAACTTTGACTCTAGCCGTTATTTTTATAACAAAGTGGTTTTAGATTATACAACAAAAACTTATGAAGTATTTAATTATTTAAATAACCGAATAGGTACGGCAACACCGATAAAATGGTATGAATATGTTAACCCATAATGGAAGATAGATATTATAGTATACGAATTTCACCTGAAGTTATTCGCGGGGATTTATTCACGTCACCTTATAACGCGGGTTATTCACAATTTAATTTAAGTGGGGACCCTTGTTGTGATACGACTACAACAACAACGACAAGTCAATATACTGGTTTCACCTATGTTTATTCGTCAATGACCCAAGTCTTAACAGGTGGTACAGATGGGACATCTTTATTAACAGGTTTGACCTTACCAATTTTTCTTACTGAGAATACAGTTGATATTGGATATTATTCAGTATTTGACGGGATGGTTACTCAAAAAGACACCATGACAAACTTTCTGTTTTCAGCAACAACATACGACCCGTTCACATATTATTTTTACAATACTTCAGATACTGAATTTAAAAAATACTTAGCATTTGCAACCTACCAAATTGATTGGGGGGATAGTTCACCAAGTCAGATAGTAAGTACAACTTCACCGAGTTATTACAGTCATACTTACGCTTCTGCAGGTGTTTATACTATAACAATGTCAGGAATGAGTCCTTGGGGTTATAACGTGATTAAAAAAGATGTTACAGTTCCATTTACAAATGTTATTGCAACTAATCCTAATGGGACCGCCTATTTTTACCCATCGGGAGGTAATTGGACGGGAACACCTTTAATGTATGATTACATATTTACGGGGGATTCTAATTGTGATGTTTATGACCAATCAAGTTACAACTATACAACAGTACCATTCTTAGTAACGGGATACACGAATTCATCTATGAGTGATTTAGTCCAATACGGTAGTAAATACGACCCAACAAGATTTGCGGGTAAATATAAGTTAGGGGTCCAAGTAACAGGGACTTCAGGTAGTATTGGAACATTTTGGGGACCTTCGGTAGATAACTTATATACCGCCTATACAATTAATGACATTAACTACTATGATTATAATGACGGAACAACAATTTTTACGGTTTATTCTTCAGGAATGACACCCGACATGATGGTTTGTTCGGCAATAACAAAAAATGAGGTATTATTAAATGTAATTGATGAAGCAGAAATACAATCCAACGTCTTCATTGAGAGAGGTAAAAATTCCGTGTTAGAACGATTGGAAAGATTAGGTGAAGTTGATAACGTAGGAGACCTTGAAAAGTACGGATATAAGTTTTTCAACGTAATAAAAATATAAAAAGGATATTTATTAAAAAAGAAATAGAATGGCTACAGGCACATACGGAACAATAAGACCAGCTGATGTATCACCCGAAGATGTGGACATCATCTTAAATTACACACCATCAAGAGATGAGACAGATAATTTTGTGTTAACTAAATTAGATGCTACATCAATATTAAAACCATACTTTAATAATGCTGATACAGGAGGTAATGCGGGTATTGAAATTCTGGGAGGTTTATATAACTTAAAATTACCTGCAGACCAATTTAATAAAATTGGTATTTACACTTTATTAATTAGACCTGCTCAAATTAGGACTACAATATTAGATTGTGGTGTGTTATCGGCATTACCTAATGTTAGAGGGGTTGTGATTGATTTAAACTCAGTCCCAACACAGTATAGAAATAAATTCATCAATCAAGGTTTAGTCGGGTTTAGAATTGAATATTTAAATTCTGACGGAACTAAAATTCCTAACTTTTTTAGATTAATTACATCATCTTTCTTTTGTGAACCAGTTGTTCAGAATTTAACAAACACATCACAGAAAGCTATTAGATATAGATATACTGATAATAATACTAATTTAATATTCTGTACATTGTCACCTTCATCGGCACCAACAAATAAGCCAAACTCAATACCATATATTGGACAACCTGACCAAAGTATTATTATTACAAATACGTTCTTCAATCCAATCACATTAGACGTTGAGATTGCGGAACATGATTTCTCAACATTAGCAATTGCGTTGTTTGGTAATCAAACTAAATCAATTGATGATGGTATCTATACATTGTACGATAGTCAAAATAATATCTACAAACAATACAACTTATATGAAATTAGAGACCAATTTAATGAGTTGTTGTATGAGGTTAGACAAGATAGAGGGGATAATATTGATTTTAGTAAAAACTTTACAAACATTACACAATAATGGCGGTTAAAAAATATACTTGTCCACCACAATCAGCCACAGGGGCTGGTACATTTTCTGACAACTTAGTTGGACTACAACTTGTTGCGGGTGGAGGACTTACGCAAGGAAATTTCACTTTTATAACGTCAACCAATGAAAAAACTAATAGAACTTTTAGTACAGGTACTTTTTCGGACCCTATTAATTTAGATTCGTTAGGGATTGAAAGTATTAATCAATCAAAGTCAATTGTTGAGAATAATTTTAAAGTGTACCCTAATTTTGATTTAAGTCAGGTCACTAACTTTACTATGTTCGGGTCTATGAGTAAAAGAATGTCGGCATCAATTACTACTATTATTAGTTATTTTCCTGCTGGTATTGAATCAACATACATGGGGTCTAATTATGTTTCAGGACCAACCGCGGTTAATATTGTATATAATAGTACTGATGATGAAACTAGTTTTGACTTAGATGTTACAAGATTACGTAATCCTTTTGATGTTGATTTTACAACTAATTCAACAAGAAATTTACAATTAAAAGAAGTTCAGGTGTCACCATTAAGAGATATGACACTTGAGTATGCAAAATACTCGTTATATTTTAAAGGTGACGGATATAACGTTACAGGTATTGTTCCAACTACAGGATTAACTAATGGAACCTTAAAAGTATATGTTAGTGGGGACCCATTTTCGGGAGAACCTATCACAAATGAAAATTTGGTTATTAGACCAAATGATATGGAGGTTAATAAAGTATTTAACGAAGAACTTGATGAAGTTGAAAACTTTTTATTAAATCGGAACGTAACACCAATTTACACCTCAACATTTAAAGTCCCAAAGGAAAATGAAGACGGAACTTATTATATTCAAAATTTAAGTACTACTTGGCCGTTATATGGTTCTTGGAATATTGATATTGTTACAAAAGCGTTCTCAAGTTATTTAACAATTATTAATGACGTAAGTGATTCTTTTGATTTATATAAAACAAACTTAGTTTCAAGGTTCCTAACTACAGGTGCATTTAAAGAATTTGATACTACGGAACATAAAGTAGAAAAAGTATTACAAATTTACGGTAAAAGTTTTGATGATATTAAAAAATACATCACCGCATTATCGTTCATGACTTCGGTTAATTATAATGTTGGTAATGACATACCATCACAATTACTTAAAAACTTAGCACAAACTCTTGGTTGGGCAACAAATATTTCACCAATATCTGAAACTGAATTGTTGAATTCGGTATTTGGACAAAAAAATAGTAATACGTCAGTCTATCCTGGAGTATCTCAAGAACAAACACCCGATTCATTAAATTACCAATATTATAGAAATTTAATTTTAAACTCGGCTTACTTATTTAAATCTAAAGGAACAAGAAAATCTATTGAAATTTTGTTAAGATTGATTGGTGCACCTGAGGCATTAATTGAATTTAATGAACATGTTTATTTAGCCGACCAAAAAATTAATTTAAATCAATTTAATACCCAATTCGCACAAATCTCGGGCGGTACGTATGTCCAACAAATTCCTATTTTGGATTCTACCGATATATATTCTATTTTTGGTTTACCATATACAGGGTTCACAACGACTAGTGATATACAAGATGTTAATATTACTATAGATGAATATCCGATGGATAGTTATGGATATCCTATGACACCAACTAATTCAGAGAGTTACTTTTTCCAAATGGGTAGTGGATGGTTTGAACAAACACCACAACACAGAGCCCCTGAACAAGTTGATTTAACAAATAGTATTTTTGTAGGTAACAACCCTAATTATCAAACAGTTTTAATGCCATACTCTTATGGTCAAGAATATTTAAATAGATACCGAAAATTCCCATTCATGAATTTAGGTTACCAATTAACTAAGGTTATTGACAATAATAAAAGTTGGGTTGATAATGAAGTAGGTATTAGAAGTAATCTTGATGGTAATTTTAATGCTAGATATTATACATCAGATGAACGTTTAGTCTTGAATGTTAAAAATGTGGATTTATTTATGAATCCTGCTCAAGGTATTGCTTACGACATATGGTATATGTCACAACAATATAATTACCCAATACCTAATGAAGGGTTAAACTATGTTACACCGACATATTGCGACCCAAAACCATATTCACCATACCCAAGTATTGGAGGTGTGGATTGGACTGAAATTAATCCGCAACCAAAAAGAAAAACGTTCTTTGAGTTTGCACAAACGTTTTGGGTGAATACTATCAACGTTAGAAATAGACAATTTTCTTCTAACGGTAAGACAGGTGGATACCCAACATTAGAATCAATTTTTTGGAGATACCTTCAATCAAATGAAACCATTGGTATACCAAATGATAATTTCACATATAAAACTATGATGGAATACGTTAATGGTTTAGGTGATTATTGGATTAGATTAATTGAACAAATGGTTCCCGCAACTACTATTTGGAATACAGGAGTAAAACTTGAAAACTCAATTTTCCACAGACAAAAATTTGTTTGGAGACGACAAGAGGGTTGCCAATTAATTAAGGTTCCATGTAAACCTTGTTCATTAACCTCAAATCTATTTGCTAATGACTGTCCATTGGTGACAGTTGAATGTCCTATTTACCCATGGGCCAATAACTCAACGATACAGGATTTTGGTGGTGTGTTGGGTCAATTATTAACTAATTATTTAACCGCCAATGGTTATAGTCTAAATGATTGCGATTTTAATGGGATGACAACTGAATGGTTTGTTGATTTACAGTTAAATGACTATAGTGTGGTGAGGTATTCATTCTTTAATGGAATTGGGTATAGTAGTCCTATTTATAGTATACCGACAACATCACAATGGAATTCAGGTCTTTTAATTGCTTTGAATGGTTTAGAAGATAATGGTTATGGTTATTATTTAACAAATACCGACACAGTTATTGTATATAACCAATCATGTTCACAATCAAATAATGGTATTAATTTTAAACTGAATGTTGGAATAAACTTTAAAATTTTATGTAGTTAATGTCTTGTTTATTGACTTATACAAATAGTATAACAGGTGACTGTTTAAATGATTTATCAGGTGCGTTTAGCATTGATATTACAGGTAGTGCTCCTGATTATAGTATTGAATGGATTAGTCCTTTTGTGGGGACAATATCATTAGGTCCTGGAGTAACTAATTACACCCAAACAGGATTATCGGGAGGAACATACTCATTCAACATAATAGACAGTTGTTCACCAACAAATACGTCATTAGCGGTAAATGTGAATATCTCCACAGGAACTTGTGTGAGTATTACAAGTGAAATAAATACAGTATGTGGTTTAAATAACGGTGCCTTAACCGCTACAACAACCAATATGTATTCTCAAGCCAAATTTTATTTGTATGAATACAATTCAGGGTATATTACGTCAGGAACAAGTTTTACAGAATCTTTTAGTTTTGGTTCTTTATCAGGAGGAACATATTATGTAATAGCTGATGATGGTGGTGGATGTACAGGTAAATCTGAAACATGTATCATCAAAGAATCAAAACCTATTGATATTGGTTTATATGTAGTTAATGACGCGGGATGTGCCGTTAATTCAGGTGCGATTTATATCACAGGATTAACGGGTACTCCACCTTACACATATCTGTGGAGTAACGGTGGAACATTAGCATCAATTACGGGACTAACCGCAGGACCTTACACTGTTACAGTAACGGATAGTTCAGGATGTGTCCAAAGTAGTGGTGTTACAGTTAATACAGTACCTCCTGTTGGATTAGGTGCATTTACTGTGGTAACCCCAAGATGTTTCGAATCTGACGGTGAGGTGACCGTGACAATAACAGGAGGAACGGCACCTTTCTATTATTCAGGGTCAAACGGGACAGTTGCAGTTAGTTTCGCAACTTCATATACTTTTGTTGGTGTACCTGCGGGAACGTTTTCAGTACAAGTGACTGATGCGGGATTATGTAATTTTACTTCATCTACAACATTATTAACACCTGGAGGGTTAACCGTGACATCTGTTAACATTACAAATTCGGTATGTAATGATAGTTCAGGTAAAATTAAAGTTATTATATATGGAGGTTCCCCACCATACACTTATACATTAACGGATTCTTTAGGTAACCCAACAGTTATTACAGGTAGTTTTACTAGTTGGACATTTAATGGATTACCATCTGACACATATACTTTAACAATTTCTGATAGTGGTCCTTGTGTATTTACACAAGAATATATAGTTGATAATACTGTTTTATTTGAATTAACAGTTGAGACAACAGGAACGACTTGTAACTTAAATGATGGTCAAGTTACCTTAAATATTACTACGGGAGGAGTTGGACCATTCCAATACGAGATTGACGGTCAAACAACATATTCCAACGATTATACATATACATTTATTGATTTAATTTCAGGTAGTTATACGGCAACTGTGACGGATATTAATGGATGCGCTCAAATTGTACCGTTTAACATAGGAAGTTCAAGTAATGTTGATTTTGTTCTTGTTGGGACAGATTCTACTGATGGAACCAATGGTTCTATTACGGCGTTTATAACTAGTGGTGAACCTACTTTTACTTGGGAATGGAGTACCAATGTTAATGGTCAAACAGGGTTAACTGTGAATAATTTATCGGCAGGAACTTACAATCTATCAGTAACTGATTTTAACGGATGTACTCTAATTAGAGAGATTATTATTAACGGATTTAATGAGTTATCTTCATATCAAATTTTTAATATTTGCGATGATGACTTTATGAATACAGGTCAGACGATTAGGAAGGGACCCCAACAAATGTTAAATGAAGGTTTTTATGATTTAACATTATTAGACACTAATTGTATATTAAATCAATCGATATTCACGGCTCAGGTAACTGTTAGTGGGTTGACTCAAGAAAATTCATTCTATACAGGAAACACCTTGAATGATTATCCATCAGATAGTTTATTCTATAATACGGTTAACGATTTGTTAATGTCTTACGAAGGTATTGGTGACGTGGTGATTGATTATGTAAATAATATAATAACCGTAAGTACAGATTGTAATTCTTCAGTTTCTTTAAGTGATGCGGATATTAAAATTGATTTAAAAATATCTTACGATATTAACTGTCAGATATGTGGGGTTGATTTGACACCTACACCAACAATGACACCAACCAATACTGTAACACCAACAATTACCCCAACACCAGGATTAAGTCCTAGTGTAACCCCAACTATAACTAAAACGCCTACTGTAACTCCTACTATAACTCCTACTATAACTAAAACACCTACTGTGACACCTACACAAACTGTCACACCGACACTAACTAAAACACCAACACCAACAGTTACTCCGACACCAACAACTAGTTGTTTCCGATACTTAGTTAAAGGTAATAATATTGGTGCGACCTATGATTTTAAACCTTGTTGTGGTGAAACATTAATACCACCATTTGTTGACCCTAGTGCTGGAACAAATTACTATATTTGTTCATCAAATGGTATTACGGTGACTAATGGAACTGCTACGGTGGTTAATGTTGGAGTATGTCCGACTTGTTAGTCTTTAGGGTTAGTTTTACCAATATTACCATAAAGTTTCATTAGTTTAAGAGACTCATTATAGTTTTTTTCTAACCTAATAAGTTCTTTTTCACTAACACCTCTTTCAGCCGCCTCATCAAGAGCTCGTTGAGATTCTACGACTAATTTTGATATTGTTTTGAGTAATTTCATATAATATAAATATCTCTCAGTACACCATTTATTAAAAATAAATGTTTTGTATTTTTAAAATAAACACTTTTATGAAATATGATTTAGTATTCGTTACCGCACAACCTGATGTCCCGTATTTTCATTGGCAGGCGAAAATTTACTCTTATAATTTCATTGAATTAGGGATTAAACCCGAACAAATACATATTGTATTTGGTATTGTAAATGGTAATACAGAACCAACTAAAGAGTCTTTAGAGTTAAAAGAAATGGGGGTGAATGTACACCATTATTTGGATGAAAGAGAACAACGACATTATATACCAAACATTAAACCATTTTTAGTTTCTAAATGGATTAAAGATTATCCTGAACTTGGTAAATGTTTTTTCTTACATGATGCTGACATTATTTTTAGAGAGTTACCTGATTTTGAAAAATTATTATCGGATGACATCTCATATCTTTCGGACACTAAAGGTTACATTGGGTACAATTATATTAATAGTTGTTGTGAACGATATGAAAAACAACACCCATCATCAAATAAAGGACAACTAATTCAAGAAATGACTGATGTTATTGGGGTTACTGTTGATTGTGTTAAATGTAATCAAGAAAATTCAGGTGGAGGTCAATATATTATTAAAAACACCAATTATGAAATTTGGGATAAAATTTATAAGGATTGTACACCTTTATATGACCAAATGAAAGATTATCATATTAGATTCCCAATAACGCCTGGAGAAATACAGTTTTGGACCGCTGAAATGTGGTCATTATTATGGAATCTTTGGTTGTTTGATGTTGAAACACAAATAACTAATGACCTTAGTTTTTCTTGGGCGACTGATAGTGTAACGTTATATGAAAAACACCCAATCTTACATATGGCGGGGGTTACACACGATTTAAAATCAACAAAATTTTATAAAGGAGAATTCATCAATGTTAACCCATTGAATAAATTAAAAGAGGATAACAACTACTTCAACTACGTTGACGAAAATAGTGCGACAATAAAATATATTGAGATAATGAAAAGGATTGTAAAAAATGAATTCTAAATGTATTTATCGTAGATGAGTAATAAAACCCCATATCAAATCACTGAAGAAACATCTTGTGTACCAACAGGTGTTAATGAATGTAATGTTATCACCTTATTTAAAATGGGTGTTGAATGTAATGTTGTTCACCCTTCATATCCTGAAGCCACTGATGGAACTGCGTCTTTAGTTATTACAGGAGGTACTCCCCCTTATTTTATATTATGGGAAAACGGAAATGTTGGACCTTCAATAAGTAATTTAAGTGCTGGTTCATATCAAGCAACAGTAATTGATTATTATGGTGATTTCAGTGCAAATACAACTTGTGTTTTAACGGGAGTAACACCAACAACAACTACGACCTCAACTACTACCACATCACCATATCCTAATGAATATGAATTATGTATGGTTACCAATATGTTGGTACAAGGAGTTTATGTTGAAACCCAAACACATTTTAACCCAAATGGAATTTATGATGGAAAACCAACGTGGATATCGGATGATAGTCAGCAATCAATTATATGGGATAATCCTAATTCTCAATGGTTGGTATCAGCGGCAACACCAACACTTTATGTTATATCAAATCTTAACCCAACTTACCCTCCAATATACGGTAGTTGGTTTTTAATTGGTGCTACAGGTAGTGTTATAGTTTATGAAGGACTTTGTCAAACACTCCCTGTTGGATTAAGACAACTTAGAGGGATTGAAATGACAACACCTTTAACAATGAACGTCACTAAAAACCAGACAATCTGTGGATGTGATGGAGGATTAACTATAACTGCGAATGGAGGGACCCCTCCTTACTTTTATTCTATAGATTCAGGAATGACCTATAAATCAATTCCAATCTTTACTGACTTATGTTCGGGGTCATATAATGTGGTTGTCACTGATAATAATGGTGTCATAACAAGTTCAAATGTTATATTAAGTCAACCATCAAAACCAACAACATATGTTGTTTCATTAAATACAACATCAGAGATTACGGAAAGTTCAAGTAGTCGTGTTGGAAAAACATATACAACAACCTTATTGATAACACCAAGCTTACCTGATGGAGTTGTAATAAGTTTTGATTTAACACACTTAAATTTAACAAAAATATCACCAAACGAAAAATCTGCAAGTGTTCGAACAGAATCAGTACTTAATTATAATGAGAGTTATCTTTATCCTGATACTAACAGTACTGATGGTGTAACAAATAGTACTAAAGTTGGGTGTCAAAACGAATCCGTTTATATAACCTCAAGAGTTGATTCTTGGAGTACCAAAGGTAGTCTATCTGTAGACAATCAAACTAAATTTATACTAACAACTAATACTATTATTAGTAAAAATGAAGACAATAACTGTTATTTAGTTTCAAGTGATGAGACGTATTCGATTAATAATCTTAGAGTAAGAGGGTGTAGTTGTTGTTCAGTAATAACAGAATAAAAAAAGAAATATACATATTTATAATCAATGGGATTTATAATAAAAAATACGTCAGGGTTAATTAATACAAGATTGACTGACACAGGTAGACAAAAATTATCACAAGGTAATTTTAATATCTCTTATTTCCAAGTTGGGGATAGTGAAGTGTCGTACAATACTCTACCAACAAGTTATAATCAATTCGACACTATGGTGTTAGAGCCAGCGTTTAACGCTCAAAACTCAAGCGGTATTCCTGAGTCAAATAAGGAAAACGTTAAATACCCTTATTATGTTGATGGGTTTACAGGTAATACATATGGTATTCCATTTATGGATTCAATCGTTTCCCCCGTTTATAATAGAGCGGTGATGAGAGGATTTTTCACAGGTGATACCTCGGCAACAACTATTAATTGGAGTGCATTAACTAATAATTTTTATGCAATTAATGCTAACTACGTAGTTCAGATGAATACTTTATCAGGTACAAATGAAATTACACTAATTAGTAATATTAGTAATCCTGATTTTGTTAGAGAACCTGCGATTGGTGATATCGTCACAATTTATTATGACGGTAAAGGAATAGATAACTGTTATTGTATTAATTTACCAACCCCAACCCCAACCCCAACAACTTCACTAACACCTTCAGTGACGCCAAGTATTGATACAACATCAACCCCGACACCAACACCATCTGCAACAAACTCATATCCTTGTGATTCACCAACCCCGACACCAACACCATCTAAAACACCTTGTTTCACACCAACACCAAGTAGACAATGTCCACTTCCACCACCACCTGACTGTTTAGTTGATATGGATAGTTGTCATTCAATGTTAACTTATAAAATTGTTGATATTTGTTTAGGTGTGATAACATTAGATAGACCAACCCCCGACTTTTCAACAGTAACTAATGAATGTTACGGTAGAGTAATTGTTTACCCACCTAACATGACAACAATATACGATAGTATTACACCTAGCCGTCATTGGAATGATAATGTTATTAATTTTGAATCAGTTTGTTATACTGATGAATTTGATGTTAAGGTATGGAACATGAATATTCCATGGTCTGAAAATCCTGCGGGATTGATTTCATCAATTAGTAAAGATTATACCAACTTTGGTTCCGTATCTTATTTGGGGACTAAAGAATATTTTGGGTATGCGTCAAGTAGTGGTCAAACAGATAGTAGTTCTGTTTATTATGTTAATTCATTTGGTGACATTGTAACAGTTAAACCTGAGGAACAAAAAGCTATTGCAATTATTCACTATACAAATCAAACAGTTGATTTCTTCTATGGTGAGAAATTTGCTTTAGAACCATACGACCCCTCAAATCCTGCTGACACAACAGGACAAGCAAGAAACTTTAAATTACACATTCCTTGGTTAATGTGGCATAAAAATCCTGAATGTTGTAATGGTCAGACATTTTGGGTTGACCCTCCAGGATTTGATGAATTAAACTTATTCCAAGTTCAGAATTTACAGTCAACTAAAAATGTTGATATGAATTCACCTAGTATTAGATACTATCATTTATGGGATACAAATCCTAACATTGATGGTTATCCTAATAGAATTGGTAAAGTATTTCCTGACGATAAATTAGTGATTATTGATGATGAGGAAATCATTGCTGCGATGTCTTATAAATCAAACCGAAATTGGACTTTACCATCACCAAAAATTTCATTAATAACACCAAATACTTGTGGTAATGATAGTACAAGTGTTACAGGTATTTTAACGGGTAATACAGAATTTTTGTATGTTACTTATAGATTAAGTAACGACAGTGGGTTTACAAACTCATTACATTGTAACTATTACTCATTAATCCAAGGACCGAACATTGATTGTTCTCCAATTACGTCACAAAACGTGGCGGTTAGATTCGGAGGAGAATTTGGTTGTTTAAGTACGGATTTCCCAATAACCACTACAACTACTACTTTACCACCTTGTGATTGTTATGAAGTAACAGGTGAGGTTGGTTGTACCGTTGAATATACTGATTGTTATGGAGTACCGACTAGTTATAATTTAACGGCAATTACGGAAAATATTTGTTCAGTAACACTCCCAACATCAACATGTGGAACATGGTCCGTTAATAATTTAGGTTTATGTAGTGAATCAGTTGCATGTGGTAATTTTACAACAACGACTACGACTTGTCCTCCATTCTGTGATATTAATCAGGGATTCTCGGCCGATAAATTTGAAATTATTTGTCAGAAAGTCGATGGAACAGGAAGACCTAATTCATCTGAATGGAAAATAATTGATTTTACAGACCAATTATCTGCGACAACTATAAATGGATTTATCACTCAAAGTGGTATTACAGGAAATACGTTTGTCATTACCCAACAAGAGTATGATGATGCACCGTCTTATAATTTAAATGATTATATTCCTCTAACACCTGTAGGTTATACAGGTACATCTCTTAACTTTGGTGACGAATATTATTTCTATGGGTCTTTGGAAACTGACATCCAAGCAACTATCTATGAGATGAGATATAAGATTAATTTAGGACAGGCTGAGTTCCAAACAACATCAAATCCTACATGGACAAATGGGAATCCTTCTTATGTTACTGAAATTGGGCTTTACGATTCTAACAAAAATCTTATGATTATATCAAAAATGCAATCGCCTATCTTAAGACAAGGTATTCAGCAGTTTTTGATTAAATTTGACATTTAATATATGAAAAAAGCAACAAAGGAAAGCCCAAAAGTTCTTGGGCTTGATGTCTCT